GGGTGACGAAGGAGCCTGCGGGCACATCACTCGTTTGGCGATAGTCGGCCGCGCCGAACACTCGCTCCCCGGGCTTGACCGGAAGACTTCCCTGAAGCAGTATCGACTCATTCGACGAGCCCGCCCAAGGGTCGGAGCGAATCGACCAAACCCCGTTAGAGGCGGTAGCGTTGTCGAAAGTCAGATGCTGAATTCCGATCAGGGCTGTCCTGGCAGTACGGTTATCTGCCAGCTCGAACGTACCGTCGTCAATCAGGTTGCCCACGTCACTGAACGTGGTCTGACTTAGGCCTACCTGACCAGTACCAATCTCAGTGGAGACCAACTGCTTCAGCACTACGTGGCTAGTAGAGGTAGTATCCGAGGCGGTACTACGGTTACCAGTAGTGTCGAAAGCGATCAGCTTGACCCAGTACTCGGTACCATAGACCAGCCCCTGGGTCAGTGTGGTGGCTAGGACCCCAGGAGGCAGCACATCCTTCTTCGTGGCAGTGCTGGGGGTGAAGTCCGAGGTAGAGACATGGACCTCCACACCTGCGAGGTCGGCCGGCATTGCTGCCCCGCCTGAGTCGAGGCCTGACCAGACCACCCTCAGTGTGCCCACATTGCTGGTAACCGTAGGCGAGGCCGGCTTGTTCGGGGCGATCGTGTCGCCGGCAAGAGTCGCTGAAGCCGTGGCTGACCAGTCACCGAAGTTGTTCCAGAAGTCCGAGGCGCGAACCCTGACCTGCACCGAAGCGCCGGGGTTCAGGTTAGTGACCTCCAAAGCATTCGCGTTGTCCTCAGCCTCCACCCGAACTGAAGGCCGCCACTTGGTATCGCTCGTGTACTTCCAGCTCACCTGGTAGTAATCGAGGTCGAAGATGTCTGAGTCATCCTCGTTGGTGGTAACCCCGGTCCAAGAGATGGTCATGTTGGCCCGCGGGATCATGTTGACGAAGTAGTTGCTAGAGCTAGCTACTACCCCGGTCACCTGAGCCGGCGCGATACCGTCGTTCTTCGGGGCGCTGCCCGCGTTGACACTGCCATTCTCGATCTTGTTGATGGCACTGTTGACCTGGCTGAGCTGGGTGTTGAACAGCCAGTTCATGACGATCGAACCGGAGACGCTACGGTCGGCAGCAACCGACATCACCCATTGAAGGATGCGAAAGCGTTCTACGCCGTTGCCCACGTCGGTCAGAGCCCAGTCACCGATGCCGAAGTTAGTGATCGGACGAGGCTGATCCTCGGTTTCGAAGTGAAGGCCGTGTGTCACCTCAGTCTGCGGATCACTGACCCCGGCGAGGTAGGAGCCACCCGCGAGGGCGAGGGTAGAAGTTAGGCCCCAGATGTCTCGGTACTTCGTGGATCCAGCCGAGAAGTAAGACTCCCGTCGACCATAAGTAGTCGAGGCGGGACTATCGTGGATTTCCTGGAAGACGGTATTGTCGCCACCACTCACCAAGGTGTAACTCTTGAGCCCCTTGGTGTTGACCTTCCGAGGTGATTCCTTGATGTCTCGGCCCTTGCGGAAGTGCAGGGGGGTCGGGCCAACCGATCGGTCCACACCCATGTACTGGTAGTCCCAGACCCGAATGACCCGGCCTTCCACCCGGAACTCCAGCCAACCGTTCTGAGCCATCTCTTTCAGCAGGTCAAGGTAAGACTTGCCGATATCGATGGTCAGGTCGACGAGGAAGGTCCAGGCATTGCCCTCGGAGTCAGAGCTGCCATTGAAGTCCCAGGTGTATCGGGCGAGGGCACCCCGGGCCTTGGCCTTGGTGAAAAGGTCGTTGAAGATGAAGCCCATGTTCTTGCTGGAGTAGCTGACCTGCTTGGGCTTCTTCAGTACTCCGCTGACCGCCGAGGACCAGTTGCTGGGGTAGACTACCGCATCGTCCAGCTTGCCAACCGCAGTGCGAGCCGTGAACTTCCAGAGCGCACCCTTCTCGGCATCCGTGGCATTGTCACCCTCGATGGTCTCGATGAGCGACCGAAGCTCGAGGATCTCCACACCATTCATGGTGATGGCGATCTCGATATCTTCCTTCAGCAGGCTGTAGTTCACCCCGTTCTCGGGGTAGCTGAACTGGATGGTGCCGGCATCACAGTAGACCGGGGTCATGTCGATCTGGGAGAAGTCAGGCAGGAACTGCTCGAGGGTACCGTCAGTGGCGACGGTCCTCAGCATGAAGATCGGAGCAGTAGCCATGTCAGCCCACCAGGTACTTACGTCGTGCGGTCACGTTCACCTTGGAAGTTCCCGAGACTGCGTTCGCCATGGTCACCTTCAGCTGGGGAGAACCACCGACTGGAGGAGGGGCTATCTCGAGGAATCGAGCACTGCCCGTGTGGAACATCTTGGTGTAGTCGACCAGGAAGGCCCCGCCGGCAGAGAGCTTCCAGTTGCTGCAGTCCACGTTCAGATACTGACCCGTGCCCAGCGTTCCGCTGTAAGTGAAGTACTGGGGATCATCCATGGCTGAGCCGTTGTAGCGGGACTCCACCGTGCACGAGGTGAAGGGGCCATAGAGCTTGAAGACCGCATCCTCGATAGGCGCCGTAGTACCCTGGAACTGGGTGACGTTGCCATTGAAGTTGTATGCCAGGTCGACCGAGGTAGTGCTGACGTCCTGCCAGAAGACCGAGGGCACCCGCAGGGCGACAGAGAAGGTGGCGTAGGGCCACGACCCCCCCGCTGTCATGGTCATGTTGATAGCCTCGGTGCACTCGGCCAGGGCCTGCCGCTGACTGCCATCGGGCAGTGTGTGGACCAGAGTCAAGAGGCCAGAGCCGGGGTGAAAGAGCTGAGTCAGAGTGTCGACGTTGTCGTAGAACGTGTCCCGGCCTATGGAACCCTCGTCATCGTCGTTGCCGCGTACCCACATCGGCAGGACTATCTGACCTTCCTCGTACCGCTTGTTCACCGTACGCAGGCTGCCGTGGCGACCCGGAACTGTGACGTTGTCGGTGCGAAGAGCGGGCGCCCGAAGACGCCCGGTCAACGACTGGATGTTCTTTGCCAGGGTGTTCAGTACCACCCCGTTGACACTGAGGGTCTCGGCAGTCGTGGTTGTCACAGTGCCCCCATGTCGGAAAGTTGCCTGAGCTTCCGTGCGGTCGTATCGGATGCGCGTTCAGCGATCGGATTGTGCACAGTCACGTTGATGTTCTTTGTCACGAGGGACGATCCCTGCGCTGTCCCTGAGGTGCTTGACGAACTCGATGCGCCCGTCATCGCAGCGCGCTTCACCGTACCGGTTCCTGCATACATTGCCGAGCCAGCCGCGTTGAGAACCGAAGCTTGCTTCAGCATGGACTTGGTAAGATTGGAGATGGTGGAGGAGTTGAGTACTCCCGCGGCTTTTGCCGGGTTAGTCTCGGCGATCTGACCAGCTAGACTCTGCATCATGCGAACGTGAGTACCGAGTCGCTTGCTCTCAGTCTGAGTGACGTCGGTGATCGCCCACATGGCCCGTTCGATGTACGAAGGCGAGTGGATACCGAGGCCAGACTTGAAGCCATCCCAAAGCCCCTTGGCAAAGCTTGAGGCAGCGGAGAAGGCCTGAGAGATCATGTTACGGAATGCTGCGATGGCATTACCCACCGCCCCGGATACCGCCCCCGGGATCTTGTTGATGAAGTTGGCTATCCCGTTGTAGATCTGACTACCCCAACGACCAGCCGCGCTTGCCATGTTGCTGAGCCGACTTACCGCACCGTTGTACATGCTAGTGAAGAAGCCGGCGATTCGACCCGGCAACTTCTGGAACCAGCTCACCAGGGAGTTGTAGGTACTGACCGCGAACTGAGTAGCCCCGTTATGGAAGCTGGTCCAGGTCGACTGAGCAGAGTGCCAGAGGTTCACGAAGAAGCTGACGATGCGTCCGGGCAGTTTCTGGAACCAGGTTACGATGCTGTTGTAGGTGGTAGTTGCCCAGTTCACCGCACCGTTGTAGAAGCTGACCGTGAAGGCGATGAAGCCGTTGTACAGGTTGGTGAAGAAGGTTGCCAGTACCCCGGGCAGTCGAGTGAAGAAGCCGACCACGGCATTGTAGGTAGCAACCGACCAGTTGGCGATCGTGGTACCAATCTGGATCAGCCCAGCAACGAAGGTACCGATCAGGAAGCCGATGATGAAACCGATGTAGTACGGCAGCTTACCGAAGAAGCCGGTGATCGCCGACCAGGCACTCGAGGCGAAGCTTGCGATCTGCCCCGGTATGGCCTTGAAGAAGTTGACGATGTTGTCGCCGAACCGCCTCCACACCAAGATGATCAGCCCGAAGGGGCCGGTGAGGATCGCCAGCAGGATGTCCCAGTTCTTCTTGACCCAGTCGACCCCTGTCTTGAAGGCGTTGCTGATGTCTTGCCACCGGTCGGCGAACCACTTCGGTAGTCCCTTGAACCAGTTCACCACAGCCATGAAGCCGGTCTTGATCGCGCGGCCGATCGCATTGATGGCATTGCGGAAGGTCTCGGAACGGGTATAGAGCAGGTAGAAGGCCGCAGCTATTGCGATGATAGCAACAACGATCCAGAAGATGGGGCTGGTCATCATGATCATGGACAAGGCTCGGAAGGCAAGTGCCGCCGACCTGATGGCTATGCCCACTATCTTGAGAGCTGACCAGAGTGTCTTCGCGGTGGAGGCGAACTTGAGGACCGTCCCGCCGATCATGATGAACGCGCCCATCAGCGTCAAGATCACGCCGAGGACACCTATGAAAGCCAGAATTGCGGTAGCTACCCCCGAGGGCAGTTTGCCAAAGGCGTTGACTACCGAAGTCAGTGCCTGGACTATGCCTCGGAGCATGTTCTGGAACGGAGTACCCGCCTGGATCATGACGGTGTCGATGGAGGACTTGAGCTTCTTCATGTCGCCGGACAAGTTGTCCATGCGCTTGGCAGCGACCTCGGCGGCCGTTGTCTTGCTCATCTCGGCGTTCATGCCGGCAAAGCCCTTGGCGCCGGCCTTCGTCAGGATCTCCGCCGCGGCAAGTGCGCGGTTGTTGAAGATCGTGCGGAAGGCCATGAGCTGTTCCTTCTGGGACAGCCCCGCAGTGTGATCCTGAAGAATCTGGAAGACCTCGGCCAGTGACTTGGCCTTGCCGTGGGCGTCGAAGAACAGGTTGGTCCCGTCCTTGGTGATGATGCCCAGGTCTTCCAGCTCGCCCTTAGCCTTGTTGGTACCGCCAGCCAGCGAGACCATGATCTGGCGCAGCGAGGTACCTGCGGTGGAACCCTTGATGCCTGCCTTACCGAGGAGCGACAGGGCGGTTACCGAGGAGTCGAAGCTGATACCCAGGGCGTGAGCAACACCGCCCACGTACTTCAGCGAGACACCAAGGTCTTCCACATCGACGATCGATGCGTTGGCCGCGCCGGCAAAGATGTCGGTGACGTGGGCTGCATCCTTGGCAGCCAGCCCGTAAGTCTGGATGGTGGACGTGACGATGTTAGTCGCCTGGTCCAGCTTGATGTCCGCCGCAGCGGCCATGTTGACGATGGCATCCGCGAGACCACCGGTGATGTCCTTGACAGAGACACCGGCCTTACCCATCTCGACGAATGCGTCGGCTATCTGTCCTGCTGAGTACTGAGAATCGCGGCCAAGCTGCAGCGCCTTCTGGCGAACAGCTTCCATCTCCTTCGCCGTGGCGTTGTTGACGGCGCCGAAGTAGTCCATCTTCTTCTCGAACTGTGCAGCTGCGTTTATCGCTACACCGAATGCCGCGACCAGTCCCACACCCGCAACCATCGACGCCTTGCCGAAAGCGCTGAGTCGGGTACCGGCCGCGGCCATTGTTCCAGAAGAGGCGGCACTTGCTGAGCGGACGGCGGCGAAGGCAGCAATCGCCTGGGACACGTCGAGGCGTACTTGCCCCGCAATCGTGCCGAGCGATCCAGCCATTAGAGCCTCCTATTTGAACATCGCGGCCGGATCTGCAAACGTGCCGCGAAGGGGCTTATCTTCCTCGCCGAGGAAACTGCTGAGCACTTTCTTGCGCTTCCACTCAGCCTCTGCCTCATTCTTGGCGTCGGAGCCCGCCTTCTCCAACTCAGCTTCGAGGGTTCTGCCGAAGTAGCCTACCGCCTGGTCTAGACAGTAAGCTACGTACTCGTCATCAATCGCGACGAGGTCGCTTGGCCTTACCCCCCACGTTTTGGCGTCCACGAACAGCAGCCACATTGCTGGCGTGTTCTTCACGAAAGGTTTCCACCTCCGTGGTACCTCCCGTCACGACCTGGAAGAGGAACATCTTGTCCTCCTCGTCGACCTCGTCGACGTAGAGCAGGTCGTCGTCCTTCTCCACACCCTCCTCGGGCAGGCGGTGCACCTGCGGTTCCTCCGCGCAGATGATCGTCACCTCGTCCATGAACTTGGCGATCTCCCGGACCTGCTTCTCATCCTGGAGGATCTCCAGCATGTCGGTCTCGGTGACCTCCTCCTTCTTGCCCTTCTTCACCGCGTTCTGGGCGTAGGACATGAGGGAGTTGGGCATGATGCCGGTCTTCATGAGAGCCTGCAGCCCGATCTTCCGGACCCTCATGGTGTTACCGGAAGGCAACGTCAGCAGCGGAGACTGCGACGACTTCTTCCAGCTGGATACCGAGGTGGGTCGGTTCGCGGGGTTGCGGCTACCAGTCTTACCGGACTTCTGAGGCGCGGTCATGGCCGTCGTTCTCCTAGGGTTGAGATTTGCTCGGGGGTAATTCGTTTGCCCCCCTCAGAAGGAAATTGATAGATATGACATATGACATGCCAATCAGTGAGCTGATGGCTGTCAATGTCAATCTCAATTTTCTGGGGGGTGGCACCTACTTGGTCTGACTAAAAAGTTGAGTCATGTCAATGTGACGTCAACTTTTGGCGTGGTTGGTGTGGAACTAGACGATCGCGACGGCCGCCTCGTTCTGGACGAAGTCATACAGCTTGCCGTCGGACAGGCGCCCGTAGGCCTTGCCGGACGCCTTCGTCATGGCGAAGTTGCCGTTCTCGAACTTGCCGTCCAGGTCCCCGTCGCACTTCGCGCGGTAGACGATGGCGTGCATGTCGCCGCCGGAGTCGGAGATGGCCTGGCCCTCGACCTCGAAGTACGGGCGCTTGTCCGTGTTCTTCTTGGAGAGAGTCTTCACCTGCGCCGGCGTGGTGCCAGAGCTGGTGACCGTACCGCCGGACAGGATGGCGAAGGCCTCGAAGGAGTAACCCCCGGCCTCCAGCTCCCACTCGACGAGGGGGTTGTACTCGTGCGAGCCCTGGATCACATCGTCGCCGACGAGCTGCTCGGAGGAGGTGGTCTCCTTGAACGAGAAGGTCCGGCTGACGGGGAGGTCGATGGCGGTGCCCGTACGGACACCCTGCGCATCTACTGCGTACAGCTTGACATCCCTCAGCCCGAAGGGCAGGGTGTTAGCGAGAGGCATGACTCAGTTCCTCTTTCTTGACGGGGTCAGCGAACCGAGCGGTGCCGACCATTTCTCCTGTCGTGAGGTCGAAGGTGTGGAGAACCACTACCCCTCGACCAGCTCCGCAGCTACGGCGACCGCATTTGACCTCGAGAGTCATCGCTTGGCTGTCGAGCTTGCCATGCATGGTCCCACCGCATCGAAGCTCGATCATGGCGAAGCTCCTATCGAGTCCGTAATCATGCGGGCATGTCGGTGCATCGAATCGGGCCGCCCAGGCGTACTCACCACCTCCTAGGTATAGTGAGGCTCTCCCTCGACGGCCCTACGATCATTCGATCAGGCCTGCGTGCCCTCGACCTCCGAGGGCGGCTGCTCCGAGGGCGTCGGCGCCGGCATGGGCTGGACCACGTCGGAGGTCTCGTCGGGCTCGGTCGCCTGCGGGATGAAGGTGCCCGGAACCGCGCTGGTCGGCTGGGGGTCCTCGGCGGCGTTGCGGACGAGCTCCTTGTCGACGTCGTCCTCCACCTTCTCGAACTCGTCGCCGACCAGGTTGTGGATGGCCTCGGCGACGTCGTCGGCGACCTCGACGATCTCGTGGCGGGCGAAGGTGATCGCCTTCTCGACCTCCACTCCGGCCTTGGCGAAGTCGGACTTGAACAGTTCCCGGTAGTGGGAGGAGCCGATGTACTTCAGGAGAGCCATTGTTTACCTCGCGAGGATGAGCTGGAAACGGACGTAGCGGAAGTAGCTTTGCAGCAGGTCGTCCTGTAGATCCTGGCTAGTCTCGAGGTACTGCACATGGATCAGGTCGGCTGGCCTGCCGGCACGGTTGGTGAGTGCCGCTTTCACCAACGGAATGATGTCATCCACCGGACCGTAGTCGCCCTGGTCGCAATGGATGAAGATCTGAAGGAACTGGCGGTTCGGCTTCCGATCATCCTCGTCATACATCCCCTCGTCGGTGTTGTTGCCGAAGTGATGGACGAGGTAGGGCTTCAGAGTCTGAGCAGAAAGCACCGCTCCCTGCTGCCAGACATCCTTGATAGTCGGGGACAGCGTCATGAGCTGACTGTGTACCCAGGTTCGTACTGGACTACTAGCCATAGTCGCCCCCCGTCTCGTTTAGCCCTCGGCCGATCTGAGGAGCGAACATCTCGAGAGTCGGCATGATGATGGCGAACTTACCGTTCCACCGAGTCTCAAGGTAGAGGCCGTAGTCAACTGAGTGGGACATCTCCCACACAATAACCTCGCCCTCCATGCGAACGTCTACGTCGAGCCCTGAGCGGGCGTCGCCGGTTATGTCAGCCCATGGCGCGTTAGCCTGGGCGTACTCGAGGGCTTGAACAGCTACGTCAAGCACCTCGTTCTCCAGGTGGTGGGGCACCTCGACTGAGGCGATAGCGATACCCCGGAGCATGGAGTTCTTGATCAGGATTCCGCTGAAACCCATGTCATCCCTCCTACGTCCAGGTCACCCTGGCCTGGTCCAGGGCGATCAGCTGAGCAACGATGCGGTCGCTGTAGGGCGTCGTCGTATGGGGCTCCAGCCCCTGTATACGATAATAGACCCCGTCAAGCACGAACTCATCCATTCGCTCAACATCGCTACCAAATGCTCCCACCAACACATACGGAAGCGTCGGAACTTCACCATCAGCCTTGGGTGTGGTGAGGTCAGTCAGACGGCGCCGGTACATGACCAGGCGGAAGACCTGCGGGGGCAACGTCGTGAAGTTTCCCTTGACGTAGCCCCCGGTAGGCGTCTTCGTGAACTCAGGTCGCTTGAGCGTGATCTCGCGACCATCGGCTCTGATGAACTCCCCCATGACCTTCCGTAGAAACGGGGCCATTTTGGCGTCCATCTAGAACCCTCTCCTCCTGATGGTGCCGATCCGAGTCCGGCCCTCAGTGGGGCCGACCGTGGAGCGTTCGAAGTGGGTCACCATGCTCAGAGCGTGATCCTGCAAGTCGGACATTGCCCGAGAGGCATTGCCCTCCGTCACATCGACCAGGCCTGCGTACTTGGCGGCCTTCCAGCGCCAGCCCTCGACCGCCGCCCGCTCCGGGTCGCCGTTCGCGTTGTCCAGGGTGAGCTGGAGCTCGGCATCGGAGAACATCGGATCGGAGCCATCGGTCGGCATGACATCGTCTATGTACAGACGAAGCAGATCCATCGAAGTGGGCGGTGTGGTCATGGGCTACTCCTTGTCGTCGTCCTCGCGGAGGCGAGCGACCAGGTCGGCCTTCTTGCCGTCGACCGAGAGGGTTCGCTTGGCGAGCTCGGCGCGGAGGTCGTCGTTGGTCCACGTCTCGTAGTCGTCGCCCTCGACGTCCTCGATGTCGTCCTCGCCGGCCTCGTCCGCGAGCGCCTCGTCGGAGTACTTGTCCATCCAGCGCTTGCGGAGACGGCTGTCGTTCCACATCGCGCTGTTGCTGACGTATCGCTGCGGGTGGTTGACGTCCTCGTGCTTGAAGACAACCAGCTCGTCGACGATCTCGTCCAGCGGGTTCTTCTCCGCCATGACTTCCTTCCTTCTTTCGAGCCGGGGGGCAAGGGGACCGCCTCACCCCCCGACGGGCTCAGTGTCAGGCGTAGATCGCCGGGACGGTGTACGTGGCAGAGGCGGTCACCTGCACCAGGAACCCTGCCCCTCGCTGCCTCACGCCGGTGCCGAAGCCGCGGCGGAAGAAGGAGTCCGTGAGGGGGTAGTCCGAGCGCGAGCCGGGGATGATCGTGAGACCGCGGTACGCCGGGTTGGCGTGCTCCCGGATGCCGATCGGGTTGTTGATGTTGAAGTCGCCACCCGAGGCGAAGAACGCCAGGTAGCCCGCCGGGATGTAGAGGTCCTCGACGATGTGGAAGGGGCCGTAGGTTCCGATCTCCTCCTCGACCTCGCCACCCGGACGGGCGATGACCCCGCCGTTCATGGGCAGGAAGATGCCGCCGCCGTAGTTCGAGCTGGGGATGAAGTCGTACTTCGCCCCGCCCGTACGGGTCCAGCCGCGGATGATGGCGCCCTCCTGGCGGGAGACCATCAGCACGAGCTTGGTGCCGGACTGCTGCGGCGTGTAGCCGTGGGAGTAGAAGTCGTTCTCGACCGCGTCGACCGTGGCGGAGTTCAGCGTCGCCGAGGCCGCCAGCGTCTGGGTGGTGCTGTAGTGCGTGTGGGAGCCCGAGAACGAGTTGGTCTTGTAGGTGGGCGGGACCTCGCCGTCACCGTTGTAGAACTTCACGACGGTGGTGGGGATGTTCTTGTCCGCGATACCGAGGACGTTGAGCGGGTTGAACACGGTCTTCATGACCTTGTTGAACTTGAGCCGCTCGTCGGCCTCGAGAGCCTGGTTGGTCAGGTTCCGGATCTGGTCCGCGCCGGCCTCGGCGAGGAACATCCAGGTGAACCGCATGGCCAGGTCGTAGAACTTGAAGTCGTAGCCACGGTTGTAGTAGCTGTACCCGGAGGCCCCGCGCGGCTGGCCGTACTCCGAAGCTTCCTCGAAGTCGGTGCTGCCGGGGACACCCACGTGCTCGATGGTCTCCGTCACCGAGTAGGTAAGCTTCGAAACCAGCGACTCACGCTGCCGGTTCCAGATGGCCAGCGTCTGCTGGATCTCGGACCAGATCTCATTGAGATCCGAGCCGTCCGCGGCCTGGGTGACGACGTCGGCGCGCTCGTTGTAGCCGGCCTGGTTGCCAGGGCCCTGGGCACCGGTGATGGGAGAAGCAGCCAGCAGCAGTCGCTGGCGAGGGGTCAGGCGTTCGAGTGCCATGGTGTGGAGGTCCTTACTCCTTGAAGGTCAGTTGGGTCGGGGTCAGCCCTGGACCCGCTCGAAGCGGACAACCAGGCGGTCGGCCTCGACCGTGTGACCGACCTTGTAGCCGTTGACGCCGGCTGCAGGAGCGGTGGCGGTCAGCGACCCGTCGGCCGCGGCGTAGTAGGTGGTACCGGCCACGAGGCCAGTCGCACTCACGATCTCGCCGTTGGTCATGATGTCGACGACGTTGCCGGCCGCGCCTCCGATCGGAACGCCCGCGTTCACCGCTCCCGGGATGTTGCCGAGGTTCGGGTAGAGGGGGACGTTCTTGATCAGGATGCCGACCCCGCCGGACTGCCCGGCAGTGCCGACGACCACCTGGCCGCTCGCGTTGAGCGAAACCGCCTTCGGGCCGAAGTGACCCGCCGCGTCGAAAGTCAGGTCGGCGGCGAGAGGTGCGCGGAAACCGCCGGCAATCGGTTCGTACTTGTCGTAGCGAGCAGCCATGGTGACTAGCTCCCCTTCTGTGTCAGGTTCGTCGAGCGAGCGCGGGGTAGCGCTTGGCCAGTGCCTGCTCGTCCGCGGTCAGGTTGGACTGGGGGGCGCCACCCCCGAAAGAGGATCCGGACTTCGGCGCCTGCTTCTGCTGCTGCTGGCTGCCGTCACCGGAGGCGACGTAGTGCTTCTTGGAAGTGGCGAGGGCCTTGACCGCAGCGACGACGGACTTCTCGTCGATGGTCACCTGGCTGGGGTCGTCCTCATCCTGCTCCACACCGATGGCTTCGATCACCTCGGTGCGGAGGGCGTCGGAGGGGTCGAGGAACTTGGCGTTGGCCGCGGCCTTGAGGATCGCCGAGTTCACCGCGTTGTTGCGGAAGCCGGCAGCGAGCTTCTGAACTCGGGCAGCCTCCTTCGCCGCAGTGTCGGTGGCGCGCTCGATCTCCGTCTTCTCGGCGGCGGTGCGCTCCTCCTCCTTCTTGCGGTAGGCCTTGAGTTCCTTGTCCAGGGCCTTCTTCTCGTTGCGCTCCTTCTCGAGGGCGCTCTTGAGGCCCGAGACATCTTCGCCGGCCCCTGCACCCTCGGTGCCGGTGCCCTGCGATCCCTCGCCTTCCCCAGCGCCTTCCCCAGCGCCATTCGCGCCTTCGCCTGCGCCCTCACCCGATGCACCCGCTCCGGCACCTTCGCCCGGCTCGTCGAAGCCGATGATGGGCTTGGTGAGTTCGGTCCACCACATATTCCGCGTGACGCGCATCCCGCGCTCCTTCAGTGTAGGGGGCATCCCGCCCCGGCTTATCTCGCTGCAGTCGGTACGCGCTTGTTGACGGTGGGCTTCCCGCCCCTCGCCTGGCTACCGACCTTCTGGTTGGCCTCGGTCCCGCCGGATTCGTTGGGCTTGGCCTTGTTGTTGCTGTTGTTGAACACCGTCTTCTTCTCAGCCACCTGACCCGGCTGGTTACCGGGGGGTGGGGGCTTGGCACCCGTCGAGGCGTCGATGGCGTTGTCCTGCAGACCGGGGGGAGCAGCGGCGGCCTTCTGTTCGGCCTCCTTCATCTTCTCCTCGTCGATCTGGTCTTCGATGTCGTCGGGGAACTCATACCCCAACTTCTGCATCTCGGCTCGGTAGTACATCTTCGAGATGACGCCGCGGTCGAGCATGTTGTTCAGCTCGTTGATGCGGCCGGTCCGGTCGGTGGGAAGCTTGTCACCAATGGTGACCTCGATCTCACCGCCCAGCTTGGTGCCCTCGTAGGCCTCGTACCACTTCAGCCAGTCGTAGAACATCTGAGTGAGGCGGTCGATGCCGGTCTTGTCTCGCTCGTCGAGCTTGGCAAGCGTGGGCATGAACTTGATCGCCAGGGCGATACCGGAACTGGCAGTCTGAACGTCGACCCTACCGAGAGCTACATCCGAGAGGCCTCCCGCCTCACGAATCTTGGCTTCCAGGTAGTCGATGTGGTCGATGTTCGGCCTGACCGATCCCACACCCTCGACTCGGCGGAAGTAAGCCCCGTTCGGGACCTCCATCACCTTGCCGGGGCCGATCTCCCATTCGCGTTCGGTGCCATGGTTGTCGACCGGCTTACCGCCGTCGGTCGCGTAGACACCGAGACCTTCGAGGCTCAGCGAGGTACCCTGATCGGTGGTGACCTGGCTGATGCTCTGGAAGGTACGTTCGAAGCCCCGGAACTCGGAGTAGCCGTAGGGGCCGTTGTCCCAGCCGAGGTTCGAGAACCAGTAGACTGGGATCGTGTCGATCTCCGGGGGCAGGGGCTCTGCCGGCAAGGTCGTGCCGATGCGCTCCCGTTCCTCCTTGTCCCACCAAGGCTTGTTGGTGGACCAGAGTCGCTCTTCGCGCATGACGACCCGAGTCGAGCCCTCCCGGCGATCCGAAGGATCTTCCCTCATGACCTGATCGGGCATGGGGACGTCGGGGTCGCGGCCATCGGTGTCACTGTCACCGTCGTCGTACCAGTAACAGAGTTCCTTGATGACCCACTCCCCCTCCTTCTCAGGGTGGGGCACTCGCTCGACCAGGTGAGCTCGGATGATGCGGTCGGCGTTGTCCGGGTCCTCGTCGAGGATGACCTTGCCGGGATGAACCGCGTTCAGCGCAACTCGCCGGCCCTCGGGCTTGTCGGGATCTGCCGTCAGGTGGAAGCAGTAATCCCCGCGCGTCACCCCGGTATGCTTCGCCGTGTGGAATCGAGAAAGGAACATCTCGCGACGGAGGAACTGCTTCAGCGCCTCAGCCGTGTCCTTGTTCTTCTCCGGCTCCTTGACGTTGACCGCCAAGCCCTTGAGGTAGTAGTGGGCGGTCGTGTCGACCAGGGTGCGGGGGTTCGGGATGTAGACCGGGAACTCGCCGTCCAGGTACCGGATGGGGTACTGGTTGTAGTCGTTCCAGTAGATCTGGTCGTACTTCTCGTACGCCTGAGCACGGTCCCGGTGATTGGGCGGAAGCCAGGCGTAACTGTCAGCACCGCCAAGCATCAGGACGTTCTGGTACGGCCCAGTGTTGTTCACGATCGGTGTCGTCACCTTAACGCCTCCTTACTCGGATCGATGATTGACGGGCTCGGCGAGCCTCGGTTCTCTTTTCCATGTGGCCCTTGAAGAACCGCCCGAGAGCCTCGGGACCATGGTTGTCGTGGTCCATCGGCAACTCGCTGTCGTTGCGGTCCTCAGAACGACGTTCGGGCCATCGGTAGCCCTCACGCATCTCGTAGATGAGCTTGTCGCAGGATCGGTCGACCCAGAGCTGGGCGCGCTTCTCCGGATGCCCATCGGGCAGGTGGGGCGGCCTCAACTTCAGCGAGTCTCGAATCAGCGCCAGGCGGGTCTTGAGCTCGCCGCCGGTGTTTGCCATGGTCGGCTTGTCGAGCACCCGACGGAGGATGTTCGCATCGTCGGGGGCCGCAGGGTCGACGTAGATGGTGCTGAGCTTGGCGGTGAGGGGGTGAGTCTTGAAGACCTCGGTGGCGATGTCGTGGCTGTCACGCAGCTGGAAGCGGTGCTCCCCGATCACGTAGACGTTCTGCCACTCGTCGGTCTGAATCCAGAGCCAGACCCAGTCGTTCGTGTAACCGAAGTCGACCGCAGCGTACAGCGGCCACTTGCGGTTGTAGGTCAGGTCGTGGACGTGGTCCTCATCGTCCCACTCCTTCATGACTCGGCCGATGTTGTCGACGAACTCAGCCCCGTACTGGCGGCGGAACTCATCCTCGGTCAGGTCATCCCGGGCTTCCATGATCTCGGGGTCTCGGCGACCGCCAGGGAAGATCACGTCGTTGGTCCAGGAAGGCATCTGCATGGACCACCAGGACTTCTTGGTCTCGTCCTGGCCGCGGTTGTAGAGCGAGTACAGCAGCGAGGTCTCGGTAGCACCCTCGGGAACCCCAGAGGTAAAGCTCCAGCCTCGCTTGTCGGAGAGGGCGGGGCGAACGTAGTCACCCCACATCTTCCTGCGGTGTCGACCGCCTTCGACAATGAGGACGAAGTCGAGGCCCTCTCCGACAAGGCTTTCGGGGTGCCGAGCAGATCGGCACTGGAGATCGAAGCCCCACTTGGTCTTGATGTGCATGTTGCCGGAGTCCGGGTTGTTGACGAAGCGCATGCTCAGCTTGTCCACACCCAAGGCCCGGAGTGAGTCGTAAACGACGCGGAATTCCTTCTCGCAGTCGGTGTACTCGGGGCCGATGATCCAGCCGATCTGGGGCTGACCGAAGCCGTTCTTGATGAAAGCCATGCACTCGGCTTCCTTGGCTCCGCAGAGTGTCTTGCCCCAGCGTCGGCCGTTGACCAGGACGCGGTGACGGGCGTTGGTGCCGTAGTGAACTACTCGCTGTCCCCGGTGCGGCCGATAGCCGGTCTCTCGGAAGTAGAGGTCCTTCTTGAAGACCTTGCCCTCCGGTACTACGAGGCCTGACGGTCGCTGTTGCATCAGTAACCCCCGGGGATGTAGGGGTCGTCGATCATCTCTTCCGGGTAGACTGCCCCGGAGATCTCAGCCCAGGTTGCCCTCGGCGTGGCGTTGGCCAACCAGACCGGCCGCGAATCGCCGGCAGGCTTCAAGCCGAGCATCTGACGGTGATCTTCCAAGCTGAGCGGGGTCTGCTGCAGCGAGTCGGTTGTGTCACCGGTCAGATAGCCGAGCCGAAGCAACTCACCATTGGTGAGGTCGCCGCGCCCCTTGGGCTGAACCGTGTTCCGTGTCTCTGCTACTCCCCCGTACTCGCTACCAGCGAGCTGCGCGGGGGTAAGGCGTTGGTAGTTAACGCCATATGGTTCAGTTGCCATCGGAACCTCCTCTCAGAACCAAGATGCGACTGGGCCGCTGTCGGTCAGGGCGACAACGACCATGTAGATGTCGGGCTTCGGTCGGTTTTCCATGTCGAGCTTGGAAGGACCGATGAAGCCCGAAGGGTGAGTATGCCAGATGGCGACATCCTCGACTTCCTCGAGGTTCTCCAGCGCGAGCCGGATGTCATCTGGCGCGATGTGATAGGTGCCGGCATTACCCAGTGACCTGTTCGGCAGTTCGATGACCGCCGAGGCGGTACCGTCAGCCTTTCGACGGGGGATGTCAAGCAGGATCCCGCAGGCCTCACCCGGAGCTCGGAGCTTCCCCAGTCTCTCGATCTCCGGAAGCGCCAGCCCCAGGGTCGTAAAGAGCGGCGAAGTCCGCATTGGTGATGATGCCCTTCTTCAGGAGGATTCTGCGGAGGTCGATGTCGATAGCCCCGATGACCGCGGCGGTCGGGCGAGCCTGCTGCTTGCGAGGTGTGGAGCGATCGATCTGCTCCAGGTTGCCGGACTCGGAAAAGCGGTGGTTGATCTCGCCCCGCTCCTCGAGTTCCTTGTGCTCCTCATTACCCCGACTGCAAAGCGCGCACCTAGTCGCCTCGTACATCGAACTCATCCTCGTCATCCCATCGAGCTTCTCCGTCGATGACCCCCTCGATCTGACCGACGTGGCCAGGGAAGTAGCCTCGCGGCAGCCCTTGAGTATCCGGGTGAGAGCTGTCGAGGATGGGGTTAACCATCACCGCGCCGAGAATGCCCTGGAGCTTCACCGAGATGTCGCTGGTCTGCGGCTGAACCGGCTTGCCGATGACGTGCTCGATGAGCCACTTGGAAGCATCCAACTTGACCGAGGCCGGGACGATGGGCTTGCCCTTGTCATCCAGGCTGTTGTCTGCGATCAGGTTGGCGACTACCCCGAGGGCTGCCGTAGCGTTCTGGTTCATCTGGTCTCGGACCAGCAGTTTGAACCGCTCGGCGATCCTCTCGTATACCGCGCGGGGCATATACGAGGGGGGCTTCCCTCGGAAACCGCCACCCTTGTCTTTCGGTCGACCTCGTGCGAGTTCCTCGAGATCCCACTCGTCGATGGGCTTGCCAGCCCAGGCCTCAAAGGTCTCGTCGTCGAGCGGCTTGCCCTTCTTGAGCGTCCGCCGGGCTCGTGCCCTGACCTGCTTTGCGGTCAGCAACTCGCCCTTGGAAGACCGTGGCCTGTTGTCCTCAGGGGGATCGTCTTCGGCCTCGCTGAAGTCGACCACGCGTGCTGTTGCTGCCATGGTCTTCCTCCTCCGATACGACGCCCGCCGAAGTGAGTCCCTATGACGGCGGGATGTCGTCGGGACCCGCTCCGGCGGGATCATGTTGAGTATCGCATCTTACGGGTCGCTTGTCAAGGAGCCACGACCGGTTGGCGAGACCCTTACGGGACTGTCTGATCGTTCATCGCTGCCCTGACCTTGCCAAGCAACTTACGAGCCCGCCCGTGGATGTTGATGCCCTCATCCGGCAGGCTGAGAAGGTCATGCAGCAGAGCCACGTCCTCTTCGCTGAAGGCCGGCGGAGGCTGTTCGTCATCCCACACAATGCGGGCCCCGCCAGCGCCCTTGTGGTTGTGGATGTACATGACCGACTCGAGGCCATCGGGGTGAGGGGTTGTCGTCGGGTAGGGGCTGCCGGTCCAATGGATCGCCGCGTGCCCATCGCTGAATATCACCCCCTCGCATACGAACCCAGTGCCCGAGACGCCGCTGATGTCATCCTCACGGTAGATCCTGAACGTGCGGGTCATACGATCCATCCTTCCATCCAAGCAATGGCCACGAGGTGTGATCGAGATTTGGCCTTGGTGTACCGACGGGCCAGCTTGATCTGGGCCTGTACTTGGTGATCCGTCAATCTCATGTGCTTGCAGATCTCCTTCTCCGACTGATCCAGAGCTAGCCTGCTGATGATCTGCGTCTGAGCCGGCTTCACCAGCCCCTGAGTGAATACCGGGTAGTCATAGTCCAGGTACCGTTGTCTCAGTCCCCAGTAGACCATCGCTGGCAAGCTTTCCTGGCCGGAGAGGAACTTCAGCCGTCTCACTCGGTCATGCGCTGTGTGGGGGCTGATGCCCAGTTGAACTGCCGAGGCCTTCACCGTGAACCCCGCCCCAACCAGGCGAAGCAACTCGAGCTCACCCCAGGTCGGCTTGGTCCGCCGCTTGAGCACGCCAGATGCTGGGCCCCTCATTGTTCCTCCTCGTCGAGCAGCCTGAGGAGCTCCTCACGCACTCGGGAATTCATTTCACTTGATGATGCCCGCACGATACGTGCCCGCACCTTGAGGAGCTTTTCTTGACTCTCCTCGACTTCCCCGCGCGATCTGATCGCCCTCATGAGTGATGATGAGGGTATCAGTCGCCCAGACCAGCTAACCGCGCAGGTAACGGACTCAGGATCGTCGGTGACAACATCCCCGCCCGGAAGCTCGCTGAGCCCCAGGTTACAGCAGGGGGTGAAGGACTCACCCGGAAGAGGTGCCATGTGAACCTCCTCCGAGTAAAGACCCCAGGACGGGCCGTACATCAGAAGCCGGACTCGTGAAATACGATGTCGTCCAGCAGGATGTTCAACGAGTTCGGAGTGACGTAACCTGGCCACCTACCGTCGTTGAACAGGTGGACATCGGCCTGAGCGTAGACCCAGTCCACCATCTGAGAGCAGATCTGGTGTCCGCTGTCCTCGATGTAGCTCTTGAGCCCAGGCACGGGGGTGTGGAAGCGATGGGCCGCGATGGCGCCGTAGTCGATGAAGGAGTAGGGGACCCCCTCCCGAGCACGAGCGTAGTGTACGATATCCAACCGCTGGCTTGCGGTCAGCTCGATCAGCCCAGTGCTCCACCGAAGCTCCTCAGGCTTCCACCGGCTGATATGACCGATGATCGCCCCGCCCGGCATGGCCTCCATGGTCTGCCCACCATCCAGCAAGATGCCGGCATGCTGGTATTCCGAGAAGCCTTCACCGTTGAGGAACTGGCCGAACTGGATCGTCTTCCCCACGAACTCCGGGATGGGAGCGAGGAAGAAGTCAGCCGGACTGGGTTGGCGCGTCAGTGTCACTGGGGCTCTCCTGAGGGGTGTGATCGTCGGCCGACGGTGTCACGGTGACGGGCGGGCTCGGCGGGGGGGTCTCGTGAGCCGTCGCAGTCGCGGTTGCGCTGGGCAGGGGCCCAGTCACTTCCGGCTGAGCCGTGTCGTCGCTCGCGTTCTCGCTGGTGGGTGCGGCCTCGGGCGTGTTGACCACGTAGGTGGGCTCCGCCTGATTGGCCTCGTTGAGAACCGGCCCGCCGAGCGAGCCATCGTCTCCTTCCACCGTCGGCGTCGATGTGGCCTCCACACCAGGCGGGGTCATGTCGTACGTCGGGGTGGGGGTTGCAGTCGGCGTCTCGGTGTCAGAGACCGTCCGCACGTTCTGGGTCTCGGGGGCTGAGGTCTTGGTCTCATAGTTCAGCACTCCGCCGGATACCCCGGCCCCGATTGCGAAGGAGAGCAAGACTCCCAGCCCCCCGGATATTCGCTTCATGGCCCCTCCTAGTTGATTGAATGGCAAAATTACCATACTACCCGATTACTTAGCAAGGCCCGCCGGCAAGCAATCTGCTCGTAACACACCAGGTGGCCCCCTCCGGGAACCTCAGAGGGGGCCAGTAGCGCGCCGCTGGCTGCGGTGGCTCAGTTCAGGACGACCCAGATCGCGTGAGTGTCGAGATCATGATCCACGGTCAGTACGGTGAGCTGATGAGGTTCACCAGGCGGGAAGACCTTCTCTCCTACCCGAGGAATCACATGGTGGCTCACCGGTACCAGCTTCTTGGTCTCGTCCTTCTGATAGACGAGGGTGAAGGGAATCACTTTCGGTCCTAGGTCGAGGTAGCATCGGATGGGAACAGATGCAAGGGTAGACCCTGTGACATCCGTGGCATGCGTTCAGTTCTACTCGCAGTCTTGCGCGGTGTCCTCCTGCCGCACCACCGCATCCAGCTTGATGTCCGTCGGTTGTTGACCCCAGAGAAGGGGCGGGCGCTCGAAGAGGAGATGCTCGGGAACCTCTTCTTCAAGTGCCATGTTCTGCAGCGCGGTACCCCATACCAGGTCACGGATGAGGTCCGGGCCATCGGGGTGGTCATCCCCCAGCCCCCGTAACACGCTCACTCCGTTGGCCTCCCAATCTCGAAGGCCTCCAGGGCGATGCCGGCGAGCCGGCGCATCTCCGCCTTGTCCGCGTAGCCACTGGCGTGGTGGATGCTGTAGAGCACGTCCATGGCGAGTTCGTCGCGCTCCAGGCTCGCCTCGACGTACTCCTGGTTGTCGTTGAGGTCCTTGACCTCCTGGAGCCGCGTCAGCGCCTGAGTCGGGCCGATGTGGGTCGGGGTTACCTTCGAGGTTCTTCCGGTCATCGTCATGCCTCAATGCTAGGGGGCTGGTCCTCACTCGTCAAAGCTCCCCCCGACTTCGGCTCGACTTTGCCGGCATCACGATTATGCCTGCGCGGGTGTGGAACGCCCGAGTTGTCCTCGATGTCCAACACCCCCACACGCATGATGTCCTCTGGGGGAGTAGTGCCGTGCTTCACCCTCAGCCGGTGGATCAGATCAGCAGCATGACTGGGCACCGGCTTGTCGCTGCAGTCATGGAAGCCGCCCGAGTCATCGACCTGGTACGCCACATAGTCACCATTATCGAACTTGATGACGAAGATGGAATCGGTGACGTTGACGACCGTCCCCCGAACCCTGTCGGTAGGCTGTGTTTCCTCGATCCTCTGGCAGATCTCGGGTTTCTCCATGCGTAGACCCTATGGGTCAGGTTACATCTCGTCAAGGTCACACAGAAGGACGGGGGCGAGAAGTGCTCATACCTTCTCGCCCCCGGCCATTTGTCTACTTGTAGATCAGATCGTGTCCTCAGTCAGCCAGTTGAGGATCTTGTCGGCGGCCTTGACGAGGCTGTCGGCCAGGAACTCGGGGTTACTGCCGCCGGGGATCGCGCCGTTCTGCTTCAGCGCATCCAGGGCCCACTGAAGCGCCACATTCTTGAGCTTCGTACGGTCCCGCCGCTCGATCGTGGCCCTCGAGTTCGCCGCGATCAGTTCCCGGTCCTTGTCCGTGACCTTCCGAACCGGCGTCTCGTCGTAGGGGTAGAAATTCCGCCCCTCCCAGTGGATGACGTCCTTGCCGGGGTTCACGGAAATACCCGGACCGAGCACCACGATGTCGCCCTCGGTGTACGGGTACTCAGGGGTGGGGGACTCTTCGACGGGGTCGAACTTGATCCCGCCCCTCTTGGCCATCTCGGCGCGGATCTGCTTGCCGAGGACCGAGTCCGGGGGGACGGTGTAGTCACCGGGCGGCAGGGAGGCTTCGCCACCGGGGATATCCTGCGGGGCATCAATCCCCATGGCGTTCTCCTTGGCCAGAGCCGCTTCTTCAGGCACGTGCACCTTGATCTCCTTGGTGTGGATCGGATCGTTGTAGCCCCAGCCGCATCGACTGCAGCAGATGCTGTCCTGGGCTTCCTGGAACTTATGGAGACCCCAGAACTCCCGCTCGGCGATGTTGCTGATGACCGTGCGTTCGCGGGCGGCGCTGAGCTCTACCCGTTCCATGTTCTCTCGCTTCCTGCTGGCCTGGCAGTTCTCGCAGCCCTTCTCGCCGCACGGGTCATATGAGGGGCAACAGGCCGGGCAACCTGTACCCGGGCAGGGATCGCCGGCAGGGCAGCCCCTCGAGATCGCCCCTGCAATCTCGCCCAAGCGCTTCAGCGGCTCTCTGACCGCTTCCTCAAAGCTCTTCATGCGAGCCTCGCGATTGTCGGGCGTCATTCGGGGCACGATGAACGGCACCTCTTTCAATCGCTCGTGGGGCTTCAGGTGACGGATCGCCACGAAGAAGCCTTTGATGCCTCCACACCGCGGGCAGTACTGAGACACTGCGCGGGTGGCCCGGGATCGCCGGAAGTCATAGCACCCTACGCAGATCCAGGTCGCGCAGTGGATGCAGCACGGCATGACGTTCAGGTAGCTGGTGTCGATCGTAGCCCCATCATCGTCCCGGGACTCGTCGATCTCCTTCCGGCGCCATGACTCCCAGTCCTGCTGCGGAAAGTCCGCATGGGTCAGCATCAGCCGGCCGGTGTGTGGAAGCTTCATTTCTGGCACCCCCTCGGCTTACGCCCATGGGCCGCAGGGTACCAGTACAGAATCTGACGAGCCCCCGGAGTAGTGTTAGATACTACAGCAAGCACCTGACGCCCTCGCCGGCGCAGCTTCAGGATCTGGCGACCACGATGCGCGCGGGCATTCATACGATCAGCCAGACTGGAGCTACCCCGTAGTCCGGGTAGGCCGTGGCCCGCGGAAGTGGCCTGGCCATCTTCTCGAGGGTCTCGGGGTGGATGAGGTCGTTGAGCTCGAGGATGGCGTTGTGTCGTCCCCTCAGCTTGTTCACGAGGATCGGCTGGCCGCAGAACCGCCGCCACCAGCCCAGGGTCATGTCCACGTCACGCTGGGTGTATCTGGCCACCACTCGCTCCTCGGCAGCCGTCATATAGGCGTCGTAATAGAGCGCCATCTGGCGGGAGAAAACGGCCCGGTCGACGTCCGTCATGGGCAGAGTGGGCTTCCACTCTACCAGGAACTTCCGTTGCGACTCATATGGGAGCTCAGTCTGACGGCCGAAAGCCTCGATATCTTCCGGGGTTAGCTCGTAGTTCATCTGATGCATCCTTCCATGCAGAACGAGATGACCAGCAGGGCGAGTACCAGGATCACTTTACCTGCCCCGTCACGTAGGCCAGCAGCACGTAGCTACCGATGAAGGAGGCCGTGAAAGCCACGCCCACCCTGATCCGTCTCCACACCCGCCTCATCAGATCCACCCCAGGAAGTAGAGGACCCAGACGAACAGGGACAGGCCGGCCAGGAAGCCCACGAACTGGGCAGCGATCTTCTCGCCCTCGGTGGGTTCGTCGTCGTCGTTCACGTGAAATCCAATCCGCATCCGGGGCAGGCCAGGTGCTGGGGGTCGACCCAGACGCCCTTGGGGTTGCTGGCGAGCAGGCACATGTTGGGGGTGTAGGGCCACTGCTTCCCATCGGTCCGCTCGATGATGGGGCGTAGGAAGGGCTCGGTGTGACCGTAGCCCATCATGGCCCGCAGTCCGGCGGTGGGGAGATCCTCGATCTTGATCTCTTCACCGTCAGCCCGGAGAACTGCGGTCGGGTCGACGGGCGGGATTACGATCGCCGCGTCGATGTAGCTCTGCAGCTCCTCGGGCTTCGGGGCCACGAAGGGGTACTTGTCCAGATCCTCGGTACTGGCCTGCATGTCCCGGCGAAGCCGAGTCAGTTCGCGTTTGAGTGCTTCGTCATTCATGGGCACCATGCTATCTACTCTGGCGGGGCATCGCAAGGCTCTGTCGGCTCGTCATACCAGCTTCGCTTGGTCCGCTCATCAAAGTGTTTGAGCGGGTCCCGTTTACCTCGCTGGAGGTGGCCCTTGAACCTAGTACAGATCGCCATGACGTGGCCATCCTTGTACGGAACCCGGGCGACCGCTCCACACAGCGACCAGGGGCGGTATCCGTGACCCCCGCCGATGTTAGGCATCGGGCCCCTGGATGAACTTGATGTCCAGGGCGAGCTCGGTTTTGATGGCCTGGATGGGAGCCTTGCACTGGATGCGATGGGCGGCCGCGAGGTTCAGGATGTCGTCCAGATAGGTGCTGCGACGAATCCGCTGGTAGTAGTGCAGGACCGAGAGGCCGCTGGCCCGGCAGACGAGGAAGAGCTGGTCGCCGTCCGCGCGGACCTCGAAGCCTTTGATGGGGTTGTTGGAGTCGTCGATCTTAGGCATGGAGGGAGTGTCCTTTACGTCGTTTGAAGGGCCAGCAGGTCGCGCAGTGCTTCGGGTCGAAGGGCTCGGGATCGAAAGTGTGGAGCTCGTTCTGGTCGACGTGGGCACGACGCTGATTCTCGTGGAGAGCCCGGTCGGCATCTGGTCCCAGGCCCACGTCCTCATAGGTCAACTTCTCGTATTCTTCATCGTCCATGGGTTAGAGCTCCTCAGGGGCGGGTTCGTCTTGCATGGCTACCTTGACATGGTCGGGCAGTGAGAGGGTACAGGTGACCTGGGCTCGGTTGGTGGTGTGGGAGTCACCTCGGGGTAGGTTAGAGTATCGAAGTCCGCAGCAAGCAACTCGGATGGCGGTTCCGGTCAAGTGGATGGTCATGGCATCATGATACCTTCTCCGGGCACAGTAGTCAAAAACAGGCTGCTCGTAATTGAGGGGGTATGACGTGGAAGGGACTTTTGGGGAGAGGGAGACACCCGCCGCGTACGATGGTCGGGACGGGAGAAAACGGACATAGGGGGATAATCATCCCGGGGGGTTCATACCATGGAAGATCCATCCGAATCGGACATACCACGAGATGATTCCGATAGGGGAAACAACATCCATCCTGCCGGATATCAGATAGAATCATCTAGAAGGGAATAGATACAGGGATGCATCCCATTGCGCGCGCATCATAGGATAGGGGATGCATGCATCGGATCATCCCTTCCCATATCAATGGGGATGAGATGCGCAATCATCGCACCCCGCATCATATGATGAGGATAGGGGGGAATCAGATGGAATCATCCATATCATCATCAGATAGGATGCATGCATCATACCCCCGCATATATGCCCCCGGCGCATAGGGATGCATATGTGCATACACGGCAATGCCCCCCGCGCA